TACGCCGTGTCTTGTGGTAATACTAAATTAACTCCGTATTTCACATTAAATTTTTCAACATCACCTTGTGTTCTAATATAAGAAAAGTCTTGTAGTGCTTCTTCACTTATTGCTACTAGTCTTACAATGTCATCTGTGATTTCTTTTGGTAATCTTGTTCTAAGTTGTTCAAAGGTTAGTTTTGTTGCAACAGGTTCTGTAGGTGTTTCACTTGCCATATCTCCACCAGTGGATTTCATCACTCTACCTCCTTCAGCTAAAAATAATTTAAGGTCATCACCTATTATGGATTGCAGAGTTGCTTCAGGGACATTACCCACTTCTTTTAAAATTTGTAAATCATTAAAAATTGCCGTCTTTAATTCTTCTACTTTAGCTTGCACTGCGTCTTTCACTTTTCCTTCTGATGTGCCAAGAAGTTTTAATTGATTTTTATATTGTTTTATATTTTTTCTAATTGTTTTAGCGGCAGGTATAACTTGATTTATGTTAGCTATTTTGCCTCCACCTAATGATTGCTCTGTTAGTTTAAGCTCTAACGCATCATCATCTGTAAATTGACTTGGATTATTTTTTCTTTTAATTCTTAAATCTCTAGCTTTTTTAATTAATTTTTCTTGAGTGGTTAATGCTCCTGCAGCTATTTTAGTTTTTTCTATTTCTGTTGCTGCTGCGAAAGCTAATTTAGCTATTTCTTTTTTATCTTTTTTCTTGCTAAGACCTATGCCTACTAATTTATTATTTAATATTTTAGCTTTATCTGCGATGTTACCTGGTTCACCGATTGCATCTGCTAGAGCTAAAGCTATCATAGCTTTGTCTTCATCTTTATTAGCACCTAAATATTTTTCTAATCTTTTTACTTGTTTATTAAATTCACTATCAAAAGACTGTTCTACAGTTTCACCACCAGGATCAGTGTCTTTTGAATCAGGTATCTCTTGATCTTCAGCTCTTTTTTCTGCAATAACTTTACCTTCTCTTAATACAGCATCTAAAGCAGTTTCACCTGGTAATATTTCTGCACTTTTACCTTCACCTATACCTGAAAGATCTGCTTCTTCTCTTTCCTGAGCTTCTTTCTTTTTCTTTGCTGCTTCTATAATTTTATTTCTATCCTCTGTTCTACCAAACATGCTTGGATAAGTTTTAGTATCAGGATCCATGAAAATAGCATCAGTAAAACTAATCTCGTCTCCTTCTTTAGATAACCTATCTCTTTCTGCAAAGTAGGCCGCTAAATCATCTTCCGACATTGTTTCATCTAATGCACCGAAATTCTGCATAAATCTTTTTTCAGCTAAAGTTTTTGGTCTATTCATATAAGCTAATGCTCCTGTTGTAGCTACAGGAATCGCTAATGTGCCTGCTGCTGTGCTTAATGAAGGTATTCCAAAATTACGAAGTTGAGTTAAAAAACGTGTCCCTCTAGTTCCTTTACTAAGACCTCCACTAGGTGTTCTTAAGTTTGAAGTTTTTAAATTTTTGTTTTTAAACTCTTCAGAAAGTCTAAGATCTTCTGCCAAACCAGATTCTAAAAATTTAAAACTAGGTGAACCAAACTGTAATTTTGTTCTTGGTGTCAAACTCTCAATACCTGTTGGCTTACCACCAAGTTTGAATGAAGGTCGTTTAAAAATCATTATCCCCTCCCAAATAGGTTACCTAAACCATAAGCTGTTAATCCAACTGATAGAGCTTGACTTAATGGACTAACTGATGCCGCAGGGGGTTGAGTGACAGTAGTTGTTGTTGGAATACCTCCAGCTTGTGATGCAAGACCTGCACCTAATTGACCAAGTCTACTGAAAGGTTCTTGATATTGAAGTTGTGCTCTTTGTTGTGCAGCATCCAATAATGCTTGTTGGAATGCTAAAGCACCTGTGCCTGCACCACCAACTTGTTGTTGAGTTGCAGCTTCTAATGAAGGTTGTAGTGATGCTAAACCTCTTTGTTGTTCGAAAGCTTGTTGTGCTAATTGGTTAGCTTGAGTAAATCCTTGTTGTAATAATGACGCTTGTAATGCTGCCCTATTTCTGTCACTTGCTGCTTGATACTCAGCTCTTTGTACACCTTCTCTACCACCACCAAACGCACCAGCGCCAACAGCTTGAGCCGCTAATGAAGGTAAACCTTTTGCAGCTTGTACATCAAATTCTTGCAATGTAGCATCAATAACTTGTTGTTGATATGGCGAAGCGAAAGCTTGAAAAGCTTGTGGACCTGAATAAGCTGCTGCTTGATCAAAGAAAGGTTGGAAACCTGCAACACCCGTACCAGTCCCCACACCTGTCACAGCACCTGTTGTGGCATCAAAAGTTAATTGACCTAAACCAGCTTGAGTTGCTGCTCTTTGTTGAGCTGCTTGTGTTAAGGGATCTACACCTGCAACTTGAGGTCCAAGTTCCGCGAGCGTTGGTACACCTGCCGTGCCAGGTGCACGACCTGCCGCTTGTGTTAACAAGTCTACATATTGTTCTTGAGCCGCTTCTAAAAATGGGGCTCGTCTAGTTACTTGTGTATATTCTTGTGCCATTATGCTTTACCTACTTTTTCTGCTTGTTTCATTACGTTATATAGCTTTTCTGCGCCTCTTTCAACACTGCCATTACCAATGCCTCTAACAGCATCAGCTGTCATTACAAATTCATTTTTGGACAACATTGCAGGCACATCGTCTGCTTTTTCTTTAACACCAATGGGAACAAAGCCACCGCTTTCTCTATAGTCAAGTTCCTCGATCCCTGCTTTATTTTTTCTTACAGGCACTTCAGAACCCATGGCTAACTCTGCTCTACCACCCTCTCTAAATCCTTTTACTTTTAAAAATGCAGCTAAAGCTTTTTCGTCGTTAGGAAACTTACCTGGATTATTCAATATTTTATAAAGATTAGGCATTGTGTATTTTCTATCTTTACCACCTGTTTTTCCTAATGTTTTAAATAAGAAAGCTATAGCTTCTTTTGAGAAAGGAGATTTTCCACCTCCTATGCCTCCAGTAAATTTATATCCACCGAAACTAAGACCACCGCCTCCTGCTTTTATGTCCTCTAGTCCTTGTTTCAAAGGATCTATTTGTCTAACTGCTTTTTCAATACGTCTACTATATTTCTTTTTACTACCTGTTCCTTCTCTTAAACCTATTCTACCACCGTCAGCTTTTTTAAGTATATCTTCTTTTCCTCCTACAATAAAATCTTCAGCAAAAATACCTGTTCCTTGAGCATAGTCTTTTATATAAGCTGACAAATCAGGACGTGCTATTTGTTCTAAAGCATCTCCTAAATTATCTATAAATCCTCCAGACAATGTAGACTTATCACCTCCTGCTGTTTGATCTAATACTTCAAAAACAGCCATTTTAATTCTAGCGATTTCCTCTCTAGTTAAATCTTCATCTTTTTTTATTTTAGGAATACTCTTATCCATCCCCTTACCATAAGCGGCTTTTATACCTTGCATTATACCAAAACCACCTTCATTGTAACCTATTCTACCACCTTTGGCTAACTTCAATCCAAATTCTCTAAACAGATCTAATTTAATTTCTTTAATTTTATCATCATCTCCTGCAGCTTGTGCTTCTTCTAAAAGTTTAAATAGTTGTGAAGGTCTACTTCCTGTACCATAACCTATTCTGCCACCCTCTGCTGCTTCTACAGTAGGGTCTTTTCTTTTCATGTATTCTTTAAATTCTTCTAATAACCTATTTTTATTAAGCTCTTCTATAGCCATGCCTCTTTTTTCCATGAACTCTTTGAAATCACCGTAAGTTCCTTCAGCAAAACCTATTCTTCCACCATCTTTTTTACCACCAAAGAAGTTAGTTAAGTAACCTGCGTACTCTTCTTTTTTAGCTGCTTTAGTTGCTTCATCGTATTCTTCTTCAGTCCCTATATCCTCTCCAACTTCATCAGCTATTTTTTTAGCATCTAAATATGTAAGACCAAAAGATCCTGCAGCAAATAAAGCTGTTTTATCTAATTTAGATCCTACAACCTCTCCTTTTGCGTTTGTAATTGGAGTTGTAAAAACAGAACTTAGTGCTTTCCTACCTGCTTCAACCGCAGCTTCTGTATAGTTACCATCTTTAATTAAATCTAATATTTTAGGTTGTGATTTAAGAACAACTTCTTTTGATACTGTAGGTGCAAATTGTTTATACTCTAAAGGACTAATGTAAACTCCAGGATCAGCACCACCAACAGGTTGGCCTGCCATTGTTAATTCTCTTAACTCCATTCCTGTTTCAGCAATATTTTTACTTATAGCCTCAGCTGCTTTTTCATCAACTCCTAGTGGTTGAACTTCTTTTACTGGAGCTCCAGTTTTGTCAAAGAATTTACCTAAACCTGTGTCAGTTCCAAACGGAGTAGTAAATCCTCCTTTAAATCCTTCAAGGCCACCTCTAAATGCTCCACCTTGAGTAAATGGATTTTGTTGAAATCCTGCGCCACCTATGAATCTAGCCGCTTGACCACCACCATAAGTTAATGCACCTCTTTTGAATGCATCACTTAAACTTCCTGTTTGATCAAAGGATCCTATGCCTGCCATAGCTCCTGCTAATGCAGGGTTAAATGGTGCAACAAAAGGAGCGGCTTTAACAGCTATTTTAGAAACTTCATTAGGAATAACTTTTCGCACCGCTCTTTTAATACTACTACCTAAACCAAATTGCTCTCTACGAGCAACGTTCATTATTCCGCCGCTTTCTCGTAATTGTCTGTTCATTTTTGATCTAGATATTGCCATAATTTAATTAAAGTTTAAGCAGGTAGAAATCCTGTAATTCTACACACTACTTGGTTTTTGAGAATAAATCAAGACTTGGCATTATTACTGTAAGATCTCTTCTAATATCATTAGGAGATACGCCTTTTGCCTTCCAATCCTCCTCATTTTTATACTCTTCTCCAGTCTTTTTATTGGTTATCTTTTGTATTATTTTCTCTGGTTTTAGTTCTTTCATTATGTTGTTACCTCTCTTGGTTGGATCTGTAGGATAGAAGCCACCACATGCAGTTCGTTAGCATCGCTGGCTTGTACCTTTAAAATTTCACTCTCCTCCATTACAAGAGGTTGAGTCAGAAGTTCTACGGTTGTGTTGGTATCCACAGCTTTTGTTTTAAAAAGACTAAATATGTTAGCTGAAGCATCAACCAAAGTTATGTCGATATTACAGCTAGATCCAGAATCGTTGGATATTAATATTGATTTAACAAGAGATACGTTGGCTGATGGCACTGTGTATAGTGTGGTTAAATCTGTTGTAGTTAAATCTACTTTTGCGTTTATAAAACTATTTGCCATTAATTTAAAAAGAAGTTTTCAGCTTCTACCTCATCTTTTAATTCTTGTTGATACGTTGTATTTAATTTTTGCACGATGGCATCAAGATCTCTTACTTGTGCATCAGCCACATCTTGACGATATTCTCTACTAGGTCTTGTTAATACTTGAACTATCTTTGCCATTATCTTCTTCCATCCGGTTGTATGTCTAGTCTAAATCCACCAAGTTTCCAACTTTGTGCTGCAGCAGTGTTTGCAACTTTTAAAGATACTGCTCTAGCTCTTGCTCTTGTATCAACTTTTTCTGTTGATGATGAAATTGTAAAAGGTCCTAGTGAAGAACTAGCTGCTGTATTATTTGGAAAGTTTCTTAAGTTTAAAGTAATTTGTGTGTTACCTGTTTGAGATAAAAAATCAGGTATAAATCTTCTAATTTTTGCAAAGAACTCTCCATCACCACCTTGACTAATATCAAAATCTCCAGACTGTATGTTTGAGGTTATGGCTGTTGTGGCAGTTGATGTTACTTGATCTGTGCCAGTTTCATGTTCATAGTATATAGTACAACCATCTGTGTTACCAACAACATCGTAAGAGTTATTAGAACCAGCGTCATAGTCTGTAGCGTGTGGTTTACCAAAGACTGCTGAATCTTGCCAAGTTGTTCTGTCTAACGTGCCAGTTGTCCATATAGGTCTTTCTGGTGTCGATTCAAAATAATTATAAGTTACAACTCTATCAACAACAGTTGCTCCTGAAGAACAATAGAACCAATTAATTTCACCAAACAAATTATTTAATCCAGCATTTATAAGTTGATTAGCTGTTGTATTTAAATCATCATAAACAAAATCTTCTACTAAACATGGTAGTGATTGTAGGGCACCAGCATATTTAAAGAAACCGTTCTCTGACATCCAGTATGCAGCACCATCTACTTCTACCGCAGCATTCTGTCCTATCAATCCACAGTTTGTACCCACCTGTGCAAAACCAAATGTAAATGGTGGACCAATAAAACGCATAGTAAATAATGCAGTATCAGTCCAAATGTAAATGGCATCACGACCTCTAACGGCTCCTACAATTCTAGATCCGTCGGCCAGTCTCTGTGTACCAGCTGTATTGGTTGCTGTGGGTGTATACGTGTTAATATCTTCTTGATTAGAGAATCTAATAAACATCTGATCTTGTGTAGTTTGATCACCTATTGTTGTTTCTGTACCAAAAAATACTAAGTGTCTATCTGGTGTAGATACAATCATATCTCTTGATGCTGTAGGCGCTCCCGATATAATCGTAGCTCTTGTTGCGTTTGCATTTGCAGCATCTGCATTCCATTCAAAAACTTGTTTGTTGTGAATTAAAGCAATAATTTTATTACCGAAGTTATCTATAGACCAAAGACCTGGATCAATAACTAAGTCACCTGAAGCTGCCTCACCCCACGCCACAAAGTCTGAAGTATTTGTTACAGTGGCTCCGTCTGAATGTGCCGCTCTTGTTGTTCCTCTAACTGCTCTTGTAATCCCTGTTAAATCGTTACCAGAGACTCCTGTGTAAGATATTTCTTCTGTTCCTACTTTTATAAAGTTTGTCCCTGTTGTTGGAAAGTTTGTAGTGCTCGCTAATGTAATGCTAGATCCTGAACCACCAGTTCCGTTAGCATCGTTTAATAACGCTCCATTTAAAGTTGATGTTTGTGGATTCGCTGCTTCACCACTCCAAGAACCTAATCCCCAACCAAAACCTGGTAACTGTTCTGCAGGCCCAACAGAATAATAAGATTGAACTCTAATACCTCCAGATGTTGTAGCACCTGATCCAGTTTCTGCCGATGGCATTGTAATTGTTAATGTTACGTTAGTTGGTGTCGAAGTCACCATAAATTTTTTATCGTCAAAGTCAGAAGAGCTAAAGTTTGAATTTGTAATTGTGGTAAAATTATCTAATAATATTATATCACCAGGATTAAGACTATGCCCTGTAGAAAAAGTTATTGTGACTACAGCTGATCCGTTAGTTGTAGTGAAAGCATTGGTTAATGTTGTAGTTGCTCGAATCGGATGTATGTCATAAAATACACCTCCTGAGTATGCGTATAGTATCCTGTTTGTTCCTATGATGGAGTATTTTACTCCACTACTATTTACGATATGATGCATGGCTCTTGCTGCACCGGTAAGTTTATCAGTTCCTAGTTGATTCCAACCACCTATTTTTTCTGGAGAACCATATCTAAATCTTACATTATCACCATCAACCCATTGACCTTCAGCTTGAGTCTCAGTTAGTTGTTTATTAAATCCAGGTAGGAATTTTACTTTTTGTAATGCCATAATGTATCATTATACTCGTTTTATCCGTATAATCCAGTCGGTTTTTCCGTATAGATCCTCAAATGATAGCTTGGTTTGTTTATTTAGTCTAGAAAATTTTTTAATTTCATTGACATCTAGAATAATCCAATACTCATTAAAGGCAAAAACCATTCGATCAGCGTTGCTTCTAGAACTTAGAGATTGAGATAAAGCGTTGCTTTTTTGATCATATGGCTTGACGCTAAATTTTTCTATCTTGTTTGATCGGCCTCTCAATCGACCAATTACGTTATAGTGTTTCTGTTTTGTTATTGTTGCTTCTTCTAGGCATTCTTTTACAAAAGCCTCAACCAGCATTTCTTTTATATGTATTGGGAAGACCTAAATGCACTCTACGATCATTTATTAATTTTTCGTCTGTAGTGTAGTGTAAAAAAGCTTGACCACAAACGTTCCCTTCAAAAGGTTTTCTCCAATGCTCTAAATCACAACCAAAATAAAACAACATATCACCTGGTTTTAAAACTACTTTTTTACCCTTTTTATTCTTCTTCCCTGATGGTTCTATAAATATAGGCCAAGGATCTCCACCTAAGTTAACCGTAGTTGATATCTCACAACTAGGTCTATCTTTGTGTCTTTTTAATTCATGTCCTTTTGTATAGAGTCTTGAATAAGAATAAGTTGGAAAAACATTTTGTCCTAATAGTTTTGAAACTATGTGTGTTGCTGAGTTTAATAAAGTATCAAAAGCAGCATCTCCGTATAAAGAATATGCTCCTGGAACTTGTGGATCTTTAAATGTTCCTATTGTAAAACCATAAATTTCTTTACCGTTTTTAGTATGTGTTGTATTAGCAACTTTTCTTTTTAAAACTAAATAGTGTAAAAGAAAATTAGCAACTTCTTTAGTTATCACTTTTCTTAAAACCATATATCTGTCTTTTGCAAATTTACTTTTTCTCATAGGTACCAAAAAAACCTGCAGTTTTTTGTTTTTCGTTCGTCACATCAATTGTATAATTAGCTGCTACTGATACTCTAACACACTTTGAAATAAAAGGTGACACATAATGTTTTACATTGTATGGAAAAATAAAAAAATCTCCCTCTTGAGGAAACCATCTAACTTCATCAATAGACATAGGACTAAACGTTCCATTCATAAAACAAATTGAACCTGGTCCTCCATTAACAACTGTTCCTCTATATTTCAAGTTTTCTTTTTTCAACTCATCAGGTATTTTTAAAAACCAAACACTAGATAAATTACAATTAGTGTGAATGTGAGGAGGATTACTTTCTCCTGCCTTCATAAAATTAACCCAGACTGTTTCAAGATTAAGATTAGGAACGCTTGTTTCATAATATTTTTCAAAAGTTTTTATGTAATCTTGATAATACTTTTCTGTAATTTGCATAAATTTTTTTCCGTCGATAAAAAATTCTTGTTTTATATTTGCTGCTAAACTTTTTACAGCGCTGTGTTTTTTATCTTTAACACATATTTTTAATATATTTTTTATATCTTCAGGAAGTAATTTACTTTGATATAAAAGAGGTCCCCAATTATATTGTATAGGTCCTAACGCCATGGGTCTCCAATACTCCAATTAACTAATGATTTTCTTACACCTGATGTAACAGGTTTTACACGATGCCATACAAAACTTGGAAATACGATCACAGTCCCTTGTTGTCTTGCCTCTTTACATTTTAAAATAATTTGTTTTCTTACTCTTTGATTAGTAACATCAAATTCTACTTCACCACCTTTAAATTTTTTAGGATCAGTTAAATTACATATTAAAGATATTTTTCTAGTTTTGTTATTAAAATTAGGGTCATCAGATTTATACGGAAACTCAAATGTATCTTGATGCCAATGATAATAATTATTTTTTTTATAGACTGTAAATTGAAAACTTTCAGACCAACTTAAATTGTAATTCCATCCAGCGTTTTTGTTGGCTGTATTAATATAGGGTGCAAATATATCATAAAGCCATTGATCATTCATAAATCTAATTTTAGATTTTCTAGATTTTTCAACAAGATCTTTATCTTTCTTTTTTGATTTTTTATTTAAACCTATGTTTCCTATTGAAGCTATGTCTAATTTTTTAGCTTCACCAAATTTTATTATTTTTTCACATGTTGCTTTTGATAAAGCTTTTTCAAAATACCAGTAGTAATTTCTAAATAACATTATAGTTCTCTTTCAGGCATGTACATATACTTTATTCTTCTTTCTTTCAAGGTAAAAATAGCGTCCTTTTTTGTTTCTACAATAGGAAAACCTTTCATGTTAAAAGATGTATTAAGTAACAATGGTACATTTGTTCTTTTATAAAATTCTTTTATTAAGTCGTAATATTTAGGGTTTTGTTTTCTTTTTAAAGTTTGAAAACGACAAGTGCCGTCTACATGCACAACAGCAGGCACTTCTTTTAAAGCTTTAGGTTTTGCATCTATAGCAAAAGTCATGTAAGGAGATTCGTCTAATCCGTGCATATCTAAATAATGATTTCTATGTTCGTATAATATAGTGGCAGCAGTTGGTCGCCAAAATTGTCTACCTTTAAATTTATTTACAATTTCTTTTGCTTTTGGATTTCTAGGATCAAAGAGAAAAGATCTGTTACCTAAAGCTCTTGCTCCCCATTCAGAGTGTCCTTGAAAAATAGCTATAATTTTTTGATCTAAAATTATGTCTACTGCTTCTTTTTTATCTGTGATAATTTTCATAATATAAAGCTGCTCCTACAGCTGTCCCTCCATCGTAAGGTATGGGATCTACAAAAAAATTTAATTCAGGGAATGATTTAACTAATTTAAAATTATTAGAACAATTAAGATGATAACCACCTGTTAATATTATATTCTTACAAGAACTATACTCTTTAGCTTTTTTAATTAATTCAATAGCTTCTTGTAATGTTTTTTCTTGAGCATGCTTACCCATTTTAGCAATTCTTTTTAATTCTTCTTTAATTGGCTTATCTGCGTAAGCAGCTAATCCCATTAGTTGTCCTTCACCGCCTAATTCAAAACCAACTTTTTTTCTAATTATAGTATAATAATATCCTCCTATACTTTCGTTAGTAATATAACAATCTGCTCCTTCATAATTAAAATATCTTTCTTTTTTTTCTTTATGTTCTAACCAATCAAATCTAGCGTTAGAAAGTATTTTATAAAAAGGTTTTATCTCTTTCTTATTAATATAATAAATAGAGTCAATTTCTTGAAAAGAACTCTTTAATTGTGCTCCCCCTCCATCCCTAACAATAGCGATAGCTTCTTTAAAAGGACTAAAATAGTAACCACAAACAACGTGATAAATATGATGTTTATGCCAGTCAAAATAATGTGCTTTGTGTTTTACTTGTTTTAATAAACCTTGACAGATCTCAAAGTCTGATATGTCACCGTGTCTACCAAAAGATGATATGGCTACACGATCAAAGGTTATATTTTTAAATTTTTTTAAAGCTAAATATTTATAATTTAAATCGTTATTATAAAATCTTTTTAGTTTATTAAACCTATCTTCTTCATAATATTCTTCAACTTTGTTGTTATTAACAAGCGCAAAAGAAACATTATGTGAAATGTTTACACCTAATATTTTTGTCATTTCTTTCTATAATATAAATTATATTAATCACCTTGTGATTCTTCATATGCCGCTTGATCTGCAGCTTTTCTTTCGTCGGTTTTGTCTAGTGTTCCAGTATATATCCAAATATCGTTTACGTGATCGTATTCGTACCAATCTATGTGTGTTCCTATGTATCCTTCTTTAACTGAATCCATATAACCAAGCCATTTTTGATTTTCCTCATCCCAATTTCCACCATGCAGTTGAGTTGCGACTCCATTAATCTCCACCATTTTAGGTTCTGGTGGTGTAGGTGTAGGTGATTCATATCTCCATGTAGTTGTATTTAATACCCATGAAGGATAAGGTTTTAATCCGCAAAAAACATCTTCAGTCGGTTTATATACAGATCCTACATCAGGCCAGTTTGCTCTAATGCTTCGATCTTGTTTACATTCAACCCAAGCAACTTCGCCATTAGCTAATTTACATCCTGGTATATTATCGTCATCTCCTGCTGTGACTACTCTTCTAACAATATTGTCAGAATTTATGGCTGCAAAAAATCTCATAATTAACCGCCTACCAATTCTCCACTTACTGTGAACGTACAAATTTTAGCCGCGCCGTCTGGGCCAGGTGAAGTTGTAATTGTATTAGTTCCTGGTGATATTGTTCCAGCAAAATCAGCAGGTGCTCTAATAATAACAACACCTGTACCGCCTGATCCTCCAGTGGTAAAGTAAGGTCCACTGCCTCCTCCGCCTCCGCCTAATCCGCTAGTTCCGGAGCCGCCATTTCCACCAGAGCCGCCTCCGCCTGTTCCACCAGAGCCGCCTGAAGCAGAATTTTGTGTAGATCCTCCGCCGCCTCCGGCATAAGTCGTATTAGTTCCTGTGATCGTACTAGGAGAACCGTTTCCTCCATTACGATTAGAACCAGGGTTTGCAGAAGGGCCTCCGCCTCCTCCGCCGCCAGCTTGGTTCATACCAGATGGTGGAGCATCAGCTCCATCACCACCTTGTGGTGGAGTAAATGGTGGAGTGTTTCCATCACCTCCTCCAGCTGTTTGAGGGAAAGAAGCTCCGCCTCCTGCGCCTCCGTCTCCCCCTGGAGTTGAATCTCCTCCTCCTTGACCACCACCATGAGAGGTTAAAGTTCCAGTTAAAGATCCTCCTGAAACTGAAGAATCAGTTCCTGCACTTCCGCTAGTATAACCTGGTGATGGGTTTGAGCCTCCAGCGCCACCAGCTCCCACAGTCACAGTTAATGTTTCGTTTGAAAAAAAAGTTTGGCCAGTTAATATTCTCATACCACCGCCACCGCCGCCAGCAGCTTTACCTTTACCGCCGCCACCGCCGCCAGCTACTAATAAAATATCAATAGAATATTCTACAGCTGCTTCGCCGCCTGATCCAAATCCTAAAATTTGATATCCAAATCCTGCCATTTATTCTCCTTCTTATAGATCGTTAGCAGAATCTGTAGTGAAAAATAATTTAACTCCAAGTAATCTTGCATCAGCGTTTAAGGTATCATCTGACACGTCTCTAGTTATTTGGAAGAAAACGTACTCATCATCACCAGGTGAGCCCGCAATAGTAACTGCTCCACTTTCTGCTGTAACGTCTAAATCATTTGATGTACCACTATGTGCTTTTGCTGTAGGTGCAACTGCTGTTCCAAAAGCAGTATTTAAATCTCCATTATCGGCAAGAGCAACTCCTGCTAAATCCCAAGATACAGTCCCTGTATCTGTTGAAGTGGCTGTAAAGAACGCTTGGAAAGTTACTGTTCCTGCGTTCCATGACTTAGGAAATGCAACAGCAAATTGAGCGTTCTCATCTGAATCTTTGTCAAAATCTAAAACTTTAATTTCAGGACCATTTGATAACTCTACTTGTGCAGCTTCTGCTCCAGCAGTAGTGTTAGGATACATAGCTACTGCAGGGACCCAAATAGTTTCTTTACCTGCTATCTTAACTGCAGATACGTTTCCACCTGAATCTTCTGCTTGAATTACTCCTGTGCCTTTTGTTTTTAACGCAAGACCTATGTTTGTATCACCACCTGAAGCGTCAATTGATGGATTGTTTCCTGTAGCAGCGTTTACAAAAGTAATTTCATTAACCGCTGAACTCGTAGCTGTAATTTTAGCTACTTCGTTACTATTTGTATCTAAAATAGAAGTTCCAATTATAGGGGACGTTAAAGTTTTGTTTGTTAAAGTTTGTGTTCCAGCAGTCGTTACGTTACCAGCTGGTAAAGTAAGAATGTCTGGATTAGTTCCGTCGTTTGCAGTTGCGAACACAACGGCATCACTTTTATCTGTTGTTGCAAAGGTAAACGAATCACCAGATCCTGACACGTATTTAAATTGAACTGTGTAAGATCCAGATGTTGAATTTCTTAAATAATAAAAAGTTTGTACGTCTAATGGAATAGTTACGATTTGATTTCCTGTAATTGTACCTGTAAACTCAATCATTCTGTGAGATAAAGTTGCTCCAGTTGATCCATCAGATACAGATAAAGTTGTGGTTTGTGCGCCACCTGCTATTGATTGTTGTGTAAATCCACCAACAATTTGTTCAAAAATTTGTAAGTTTGTATTAGTTTTAGTTCCCCACGTTCCGGCGTTTTCACCAGTTGCCTGAAGTTCTATACCGAGTGGTGTATATGTTGATGCCATATTTTATCTCCTATTATGCAGCGTCAGTATAACTTGTATTTGATCCCGTTGCAACATTTGTATACGAAGAATTTGACCCTGTGTCAACATCAGAATATGCTTGAATTCCGAAGCCAGAAGCAGTGCCAAAACCGGCTACAGAAACTGTTCCAGAAACTCCCGTTAATCCTACTACATCTGCTGGTGTTAATGAACCAACAGAAGATGTTACTGCTTGACCACCTAATCCTACAATCATTGGAATAGGATCTATGCTACCAACAGATACTGTCGCTGAAACTCCAGTTGGAAGAATTATTTCTACTGCACCTATTTGAATTGATTCAGCTCCTTCACTTGCAGTTATCGCTTGACCTGTTAATCCAACAACATCCGCAGGAGCCAAAGATCCAACAGAAGATGTTATTGCTTGACCACCTAATCCTACTACAAATTCTCCTGGTGTTATTGAACCAACGTTAGAAGTAATTCCAAGTCCTTGAACTTGTTCTGGTATATCTAATTGACTTGGTACAGCAGATGTTATTTGTTGACCTGTTAGTCCCACTACATCTGCGGGACTTAAAATAAATTCTCCCCAACCTTGACCTTGTCCCCATGAAGCATCGTTCCAAGCGTTTGCAGAAACACTAGATTGCATTGCATCAGGAGCAGTTATTTCTAAAGTTAATCCTGAAGCTCCCCAGTTTTCATCTCCCCAACCATCTTGTCCCCAACCAGCTGCTATTTGTGCGGATACAGAAACTGTTCCAAGTGAGAAAGTTGCGGATACTCCAGTTGGTTTTACAACAGGATCAAAACTTTCACCCCAAGGTTCTTCACCCCATTCATCTCTACCCCAACCTTGTTGAGCTGAAGCTATTGGTGTTCCAACAGATGCTGTAATACTTAAACCTGTTAATTGAGCTATTTCATCATTAGCTTGACCCCATGACCCACCTGTGTTCCAAGCGTCAACACCCCAACCTGATGTAAAGGCGTCTGTTATTCCCCAAAGACCAGCACTCCAGTTTCCTGCCCCCCAAAAATCAGTGGTAGGTGTATTTGCTTGTCCTCCCATTCCTGAGTGAACAGTGCAGTAATAATATAAAGTTGGTGCATCAGAGGCAACTTGGATTTGTGTGTAAGCTCCAGAAGAACCCGGTGTTCCGTTTGTTGTAACTCCTGTGGTGTATTCAGATCCACCACTATGTGTTCCATTTGATGTTGTAGAAAATCTTAGAGGGTGACCATTGTTTGAATTATCAGATTGATCAAACCTAAACGTTGCACCTTCTACTAATTCTAAAGTAGCTTGTTGTACACCATCGATATAATATTTATTACCAGAATCGGTAGATACTACCGTTACTGTGAAAGTTCGAGTAACGGACATCCGTTCCTCCCCCTTACGCTAATCTTATGATAGCGTTTGTGGCGTCTGCTGTTGGGAATTGAATTGTAAAAGTTCCGCTAGATACCGTTTTATCACCACCGAAAGCGATAACTGCGCATGCTTTATTTGATTGTGATGAATTATAAATTAACGCGCCATTTGCTGTAAACGATGCGTTTGTAAAACTAACGTCTGCAAAATCACAAACAGCCGTTGTGCTATCTGTTGTTGGAGTTACGCTTGTTAATGTTGCTCCACCTGAAGTGTAAGCAGTTCCGGATGTGTTAGTAATTTCGTTAGATGATGAGAAAGCTGTCGTTCCAGCTCCTAATGTAGCCGAACTTGTGTACAGAGCTATTTTAAAAGTGTTTCCAGTTGTAGCTGTAAAGTTGTGTGTTCCAACTAAAAGTTCTTGTTTAAAACTTGTGCATATCGCCGATGTTATTGCCATAATAAAACTCCTTAAGGGTTTGCTGAAGGTATTGGTATTCTAACAGCACCATCTGTGTAGTCGTCTCTTCTACGTCTACCAATTTGTTCAGAACCAAACCTCTCAATTTCTTGTTTATACTTATTTTCATATAGTGTCAACATATCTTGTGGACCTTTTAAGAAAGCGTATGTCTCCGCTAGACAGCAGTATAATAGCCCGTTAGGGAAGTTTAGACTGATATAATTGCTTTGATTATCAGACGCTAATGTGGCTGGCATTTTATTATAATGCACTCTAAATTTATATGTTGTATCTGGCACAGGAGCAAACATCATCCTGCCAGAATTAGTGTCGCCATCTCCAGTAGCACCCCCAAACATAGCATAATACTTAGGTTTTCCTCTTTTTGATGACTCTGTTGAGGGTATATATTCTTGTAAATACGTAACATCTTTTTTTTCTAAAAATACATTGGCTCCTGTAGTGGCAGAAGTAGAATCATAAACTTGTATCGCTCTAATAAACAAAGCTCCCCCCGGAGCATTAATTGTTTCTTGTCCTGTAACTAGGTTGCCTGTTTGTTGTTTTCTATCTGCATCAATAGGAACATCACGCATAATTCTATATTGCGCATTTAAAATAATATTCTCTAATTGATCTGTAGATAAAACATTTGAATCTACTTCTGTGTAGTTTCTAATTTGTGTAACTAAAGTGCTATAACTAATTCCTGCCATATTTAACCTCTATCATTTATTGGGCCAATTGTACACTGGAAACCACCTCCTGTTGCTGTGCTAGTTGCAGCGTTAGCTAGTGTAACATTAATACCATCAAACTGACTGAGTGTAGCAGGTTGTCCTGCATTTGCTACAGTTGTAGTATTTAAAGATGCGACTTTAAAAGATCCAAAAACTTTAGCACCATCAGCATGTGAAGTTGCTGTTGTTTTTACTGGAGAGACTCCTCTAAAAGGTGCGCTGGTGCCTCTAGTGCATCCAGTTAATTGGTTTGTAGACTTACCTGTGTATTGAATAACCTCATTTACAAATAGACCTGAATTTGAGTTTACTTTTTCGATCATAATAAAACCACTTGATGGAAACTCTGTAGCATCAGTTAAATCAATCGATGTTGCCGAATCACTTATTGCACCGTTTAAAGTAGTGGAAAGTTGTAAAGTAGTTATAGCTAAACCACCAACTGGGTTTTTTACATTTTGAAATCTAACATGGTCATTAACTGATAAATCTCCATCAGGAAATGAAATTTTCAAAGTTGTATTTGAAGCTGTTACAAAAGGATCATTTGGTAAAAATTCTTGTGTTGCAAATTCTGTTCTAGCAGGTTTTGCATTTTGTAAACCTTGTGGATCAGAGCCATAGGCTCTTGGCTCTAACTGTGGTTGCTTAGGTTCAAATTCAGATATATGTACTCTAGAACCATTCCACTCAATTACCATTTCGTTATATGGAAAAGCCTGACCAGAACGATCGGATATAAACTGTGCATATTTACCTCTAGCAAATTTAGACATTTGGATAATAAGTTTTAGGAGTTATGTAAGAACTTGCTGATGAACCATCCTCAGCTAAAGCTCTTTGTAACTCATCTTCATAATATAATTTCATTTGTTGGGATAATTCAGGTTTAAATTTTTGTGATAAATAAAATGCTAAACCTGACACCATACAAGGAACAAATCTATATGGAACGTCTGTTGCGTTCGTATAGTCGCCTATATCTTGAATTCTTTTTACATAGTAATAATTAATTGTGTTACCAGCTTCTGATGATCCTGGTGTTAAATATAAAGTAATTGTAACTTTATCTATAAATCTTTGAACATAATATTGAGACGGAGTTCCCGTAGAAGTTTTATTTGATAATGCTTGATACGTAGATCTGTTAATTTTAGTGAGAGGTGTATCAACACTAGAAGAGTTTCTGTAAACTGCTTCTAAAATATCATCCACACCATAAATAGCTGTAGCATCAGATGTGCCGTCACCAGTTGATCTAAACATAGTATAAACAGCTTGACCATCAACTAATGTAATTGAATTATTTCCTATTTGCCAATAGTGTAGACCTCTATTACCCCACTCTTGAAATAATATATTTAGAGATCTTCTTGCTTGGCGCATTTGGTTACCAGATGCACTTTGCAATCCAATTCTTTCATATGCTTCTTCGATTATCTCATCGATAGCAAATGTCTTATCAAATGTTGTTGTACCGGAAGTAGTGTTTGCCACTTATCCTCCTTATCCGTCAAAGTAAACAGTTGCTGAATTACATTGAGTTTCATCAAAAGTCACAAATGCACCATCTTTGTACAATATTCCATCTTGAGGAATGTTGACTGTATTAATGTCTCCCGCAGTTGCACCTGTTCTAACTGTTAACAAAGCTGTTCCCGTTAGACTTCCATCTCTAAATAAAACACTTCCGATTGATCCACCTGATTCGGCATTCACCTGTCTTACTCTAGTTCTACCTTGGAAAACAGATCCAAATACATCAGCAGTCATTCCTAAAGATACGTTAGCAGCAGGTTGTGCGCTAACAGTAGCAGAAGTTATTGTTAAGAAAGCTATAGTAGTTCCAGACGAAGTTTCTGCAGATCCTGTTAAAGTTATGACTTCGGTAGCAGCATCTCCATTATGGTCTGTCCCAACGATAGTAACTGTTTTGCCGTTATCACCTGTTCCAGCAGTCGTAGCTGTAATTTTTCTTGCAGTGTTTGTTCCGAAAGATGTCTTAGCTAACGTGAACGTAGTCGTAGGTCTAGCAGCCGCAGCTACAAAAGTTGCAGACGAAGCGTTTGTATCTAAGAAAGTCTTCGACTTTACATCACCCATATACATAGTTTTTTCTCCTTATCTTTGGTGTGGGAGAGTATCGAGATCAAAAAGTCCCGAAGTTTCTCTCCCACATAATTATTATGCTCCTAGTATTCCTAAGAATGTTATTCTCATTGTTACACCAGATGCTCCTGGGTCACCACTCACAACAACTTCTACTTCATCAGCAGTTCCTGTTGCACCAGATGTTCCAGTTCCTATGCCTCTAACTCCATTACATCCAAAGATACCTTTGAATCCTGTAGAGTTAACAGCGATGGTTGCACCATCAAGATAAGAATCAGTATCCCCATCATCACCAATGTCTTGTAAGTTTACAGCATTAGTTGCAGCAGTAGTAACGTTAACCATTACTGCCATTGGAATAAAGTTAGCTGGCATTCCGATCGCAGCTTCTTTTCCTGTAGTAGCACCGTCAGCAACAGTAACTTCAGCTTGGTAAGTTTGCATCGTAAGTGTATTTGTAGATGCAGCTTTTAATTCAACCGAACCGCCTGTGTTG